CTTTAGAAACCAATTCAGATACAACTGCAATAGTATCTAAAAAACAAGCATTACGAGATGCACCTGCTGATAGTGCTATAGATGCAGCTTCAGATGAAGCTGAACTAAAAGCTCAGTGGAATAAAACGCTACTAGGAAATTCTCCTTACTAAAATGGCATTAACAAAAATTGGGACGGACGGTGTCAAAGATGATGCCGTTACGTCAGGGAAGATACCCGCAAACGCTGTGGGTTCTAGTGAGATAGCGGACAACGCAGTCGATACGGCAGCAATAGCTGACCAAGCAGTAACTTTAGATAAACTACCTCACGGCACATCATCTAACGATGGCAAGTTCTTACGAGCAAACAACGGAGCAGATCCTAGCTTTGAAACAGTAAACACAGACTTGGTTGCAGATACAAGTCCTCAGTTAGGTGGTGACTTACAAAGTAACGGTAACGATATTGATTTTGCTGATAACGATAAGGCAATTTTTGGAACTGGTGGAGATTTAAAAATTTATCACGATGGTAGTCATTCTATTGTTAACAACATTGTAGGTAGTTTCCAAGTACATGATGGTGGTACTGAAAAGTTTAGAGTAAGCGGAACAGGTACATTTTTCAAAGATGATATCTTTATAGCAAACGATAGCGACAAGATTAATCTCGGAGCTGGTAATGACCTACAAATTTATCACAGTGGTACGAACAGCCAAATTGATAATAATACTGGAGATTTAAATATTAAGTCGAATATTATTAGATTAAGAGCTAGTAATAACGAACAACATATAGCTTGCCTTGCTAACGCTGGAGTAGAACTTTACAATGACAATGTAAAGAAATTTGCTACAGGTTCTAATGGAGTTTATCACGATTGCAACGGAACTCTCCATGAAAACGCAATACATTTTGAAATTGGTCAAAATACTAATGATTACGCCACTTTATTTGGTGTAACTAACTATCCTGATGCAACTAGTTATGGCGATCAGAATGATGGTCATTGGGCAAGAATACAATCAAAAGGTGGTTGTGTTGTAGTTATAAATAGTGATGGCGGTAGAAATGATGGGAGAAATACTTACGATCATTTTAGTGTTTATCATAAGGCAGGTGAAAGCACAAATGGTAAACGTGCATTTTCAGTAGATCATACAGGTGGTGTTCAATTTGGACAAGCTGGTATCAAAATTGATAGAGAATGGGGAAATCAACCTTCCATTAGTGTGCAAAGAAACTGCAATGATAATACAAACAATACTGATGATGGTGCTTATTTTAGGATTCATGGAACAGGTTTTACCCATGAATCTTGGACAGGAGGTGCTCCTGGCAATGATTTTTCCGTCAATTTAATTATTGATGGTGGTACTTATGCTACATCTGATAGAAGAGCTAAAACTGATATTGTTGATTGCCCTTATGGATTAGATGTAGTAAATAAATTACAACCACGCAAATATCAACTAGTCAACTCACAATTAGAACCACAAGGAGATGACAATATTAATCTTGGTTTTATTGCTCAAGAAATAAAAGAGCATATACCAGAATGTGTCAACTATCTTGGAGATGAAGCAGATAAACCAAATGAAAAAGGTTACGCTAAAGCTTATGCATTAGAGATGGGTGAAGTAGTACCTGTATTAACCAAAGCAATACAGGAGTTATCTGCAAAAGTTACATCTTTAGAAACTAAAGTCGCAGCATTAGAAGCTGCATAAAATTTAATTATGACAAAACCATCCACAGAAAAACTAAAAGAAAATTTACAAAATTTAGTTAATAAATACAATGAAGCTTTGCAAATACAAGCTCAGTGTAAAGAACAAATAATTGCTGTTCAAGCTGTTATAGCAGATAGAGAAGATGGAAATACCAACGATAGTAATTCCACCGATTCAACAGATTGAAACTGTAGAAATACCTTTACCAACAGCTGACGTACCTTATTACGTTCCTATGGTCATACCACCTAGTGACCTTAAGCAACCTGATGGGGTACAAGCTGAACAAACAGATGAGGTAGATACAGGTATAAGAAACGTCAATATACCAATAATAGATTTTCAAGTACCCTTACCTGAAAACGAAATACTTATAACGGCTTCTACAACAGCAGTCGTTTCCGTAGCTGCAACCCTGACTGCCACAGCAGCTTTTAAATGGGTTGTAACAGCTATGAAACCAATACTTAAAACAGCATGGAAGAAACTAAGTCCCAAAAGCCAAAAGGTTTAATCGGTAAATTAAAAGACATAGGTGAAGAAAAGGAACATCAACTAGAAGTCCTCGGAACTCTAGTTAGACTGGGCGTTGTTGTTTGGTCTGGTTTCATAATCACGATGAATTACGTTGATATACCTATGGTTAAAAAATCTGGTAACTCAGATATCACTTTCGTAGCCAGCGTTTTTACGGGCGCGTTGGCTACATTCGGGCTGACTACTGGTAAAAACGGTAATAGTAAGCCTCCACAATGTCCGATGAAAGATAAACCAAAAGCATGAAAAAATTAATCTTGCTTTTAGCTCTGTTATCACCCAGCATAGCTAGAGCCAACACAGTGACCCCACAATTTACTACAGGGTCAATGAACTCTACGACTACTACAACTCAAACTATCGTGGAGACAGAACAGGTCCAAGTTTATGGTGCAGCCCTAAACACTTGGTCTGGTACAAACATTACAGCATCAGCAAGTGCTGGTATATCTGGTGGTGATGCAGTATTTACAGTTACTGATAACACATTACCGTGGTCACTAGAAACAACAACAAGAGCAGCAGGCTTAGTAGAGCAGCGAGATTATACACGCAATTACACAATAAACTCTACTACTACTTCGCTCTCTGTATTCTCTCAGTAAGTCCAGTACTTGCAGAAGGAGACACAAATAATTCAAGTAACCCAGTAGCAGCAGCAACTGGAAACGTTACGAATCAAGCTGTCCAATTTCAAAATAACGGAGCACCAAGTCGTCAATCTTTCGGTAATAACATTTCGTGTAATGGAAGCACGATGACTTTTTCTCCTTTTTATATGGGCAATGATACGGAACCACAGACAGAAGATGGTTACGTAATTACAGAAAACTGGGGGTTTCAAATAAACTTCTCAGTTCCTTTAAACAGAGATCTGACAAAACAATGCGAACGTATGGCAGAAAGTCAGATACAAAAAAATAAGCTGGATTTTGAACTTGTAAGAGCACTTAAATGTGCAGAACTCCAGCAAAAAGGCTTCACTCTACTGCCTGGATCAAGGGTCTATCACCTTTGTTCCGATGTAGTACCTATTCAATCATTACTAAAAAAAGATGTTAGCAATCGTTAAACCATTCGTGCTCAGTGCACTTAAGTCACCAAAATTCAAGACTTTTGTCGTTGAATTATTAGAAAAGCTAGTAGCCCAGAGTGATAACGAACTGGACGACAAAGCATTAGCAATAGTCAAAAAAGGCTTAGGTCTCTAATAATGAGTAAAAATGTACGTCTAAAAATAGGAGTACATAAAAGTAGAACTGGTGGACTGACTAAAAAAGGTAGAGAAAAATACAACAGAGAAACTGGTTCTAATCTTAAGGCTCCTCAACCACAAGGTGGTTCTCGTAAAAAATCATTTTGTGCTCGTATGTCGGGTGTAAAAGGACCAATGAAAGATAAAAAAGGCAGACCTACTCGTAAGGCTCTTGCCCTTCGCAAATGGAAATGTTAATCAATGGCACACAAAGGAAAAGGCTCCTGTAAAGGAGGAAAAAAAACTGGAGGTAAAAGGTAATGAGTTTATACGAAAATATCAATAAGCGAAAAAGAGCTGGTACAAGCAGACCAAAATCTAAAAGTACTATTACAGCTAAAAACTACTCCAATATGAAAAAGGGTTTTCCTAAAAAGAAAAAATGAAGAAAGCAACTGAAGAACAGTTCAGCGAACTACATCAGTTGGTCACAAACGAGTTTTTATCAAGAGTCAAGAGTGGTCAAGCTACCACTCAAGACTTAAAAGCAGCCTGTGATTGGCTGAAGTCAAATGATATTACCGGTGTTGCATACGATGGCAACCCATTAGATAAATTGGCGAAAGTTATGCCACAGATAGATCCCGAATTAGTAAAGGAGAGGATGTATGGCAGGCGGAGCTAAATACGCTAACGGCAACTATAAAAGCCAACAAAAAAAATACAACAAAACGAAAAAGGGATTAAAACTACGTGTCAATGCGAACAAACTTAATCGAAAACTTGGTACATACGGAAATGGCGATGGTAAAGATGCAGCCCACTACAAGGGAAGCACAACCAAAGGCAGACTCCAAAGCCCATCAGTAAATCGAAAAAGCAGACTCAAAATACGTAAATGACCCCTCTATTACCTAGTCCAAAACATTACTTACACAACTTAATAACCATGACAAGTTCAGATTCTAAAAGGCTCTGGAGAAGAGCTATTAAAGAGCACTTCAATTGTCAATGTGTTTATTGCGGAGAAAATTATGAATTACACGAACTTACACTCGATCATGTCCAACCTCGTTCAAAAGGTGGACAGGATCTTACGACCAATGTCGTATGTGCCTGTCAAAAGTGCAATCAGGATAAAGGTAGTAGAAACTGGCTCCATTGGATGAGAGCCAAATTTGGGCATAGTCCACATAGAGAAAAAACAATAAGCGACCACATCGCTGCATAACTTATCCACTCAAGCAATATATCCGCACCCGCAAGGGTGCTTTTTTTATGTCACGCGAAAAACAGAAGGTATATGAGAAAATCCAGAAAGGTTTTCAAAAAGATACTATAGCTGGAGCAAAATTAAGAAAAGACGTACCCTTATTAGCTACAAACTTAAATAAATCAGAGCATTTAGAATTTTTATTTAAAGAATATAGAAAACAAGGATTAATTCCTAAAAAGTTTAAAAGTGCTGAACAATTAAAAAATCAGTTACAGAAACAGCTATATGCAATATGGAATAAAATTGCTAAAGAAGATCCTAGTGTAAAAAACGATAAAGGATTCAGAATTGCTTTTTTTAATAAATATAGGCAAGAACTTTTATCTAAGATGGTGCAGAAAGAAGCTATTTCAAAGCTAACCCCTGCACAAAAAGCTAACCCTGAAATAATGGACCAAATCTCTAAAATGAGATGGAAAGGTCTACCAATTAAGGTTAATGATAAAGGTAAGCTATCTTTTGACCGAAGATATTTTCAAGACAAAGTATCTCAGAGAGTTATTAAATATGCAAATAGTTTAGAGCCTGGTTTAGGTGATAAATGGGCTAAAGAAATGAGAGCCAGTTGGAATGCAATTGGTGAAAGAAATAGAGCTATAAAAGCTAATTCTGGTTTAAGTTTTGATATTGGTCATTTTATACCATCTAAATTAGATGGACCTAATGTTGGTATTAATGCAGCTCCTGAACCTAGTGCAGCAAACAGATCTAAAGGTTCAACACCTTTTTCTGCTGATAGAAATTTAGCCAGACAATTAGGTATACCAGAATCTTGGATGCAATCATTTACAGATTGGCATTTAAGACAACAAGGAATGGACCCAAACTTGTTACCTAAAGGTTATGAGTTAAAAGGATCACAAGTAGTTGATGCTGCTTCAGGAATTAGTGACCCTAATGCTGAAATAGCTAAGAATAGAACTAAATTTGAATTAGATCAGCAAGAAATACCAGAAGGTAAATTACAGTCAGACTTTGAGATAGTTGACGGTCAAGTAGTTAAAAAACCAAAGAAAACTCCCATACAACAAATCTTAGGAGTTCAAAAGAAAACTAATAAATATAGTGGACTTTCTGACATTCTTGCAAATCCGCCAGAAACCTATGAAGTTAATTACACGCCTAAAAACGGTAACGGAGTAAATGGTAATGGTAATGGTAACGGCGTTAACGGTAAGAACGGTAACGGCATCGCTGTTAATGGTAAGAACGGTAAAAACGGATTCCTTAAAGGAATGGAAAACGTAAAGAACTATTCTGGTCTAGGTAAGCTCAGAGATGCAGACCAACTAGCAAACATAGGTTTAAACGTAAGTACAGGTAACTATGTAGGAGCTGGTATAGGTGCAGCAACCTATGGAACTTTTAAAGCTCTACAAAACAAACAAGCACAAGCAAGAGTAGCTAAACAGATAACTAAATTAGTAGCTGAAAGAGGTGCTAAATCCGCAGCCAAGATGATTCCAGGATTAGACATATTGTTGTCTAGCAAAGAGTCTTGGGATTACTTAAAACGTGGTAGATGGGACCAAGCTGGTATAGCTGCATTAAGTGGAGCTATTGGCTGGATACCTGTTGTCGGAGATGGTGCATCAGCTGCATTAGACCTAAGTAATACTGGTTTAGATATTGCTCGTTTACAAGCACCTACAGGAGCTAAGAAAAAGAAGAACAGAAATACACTTACAAGGTTCCTCAAGGGTCTTAATACATAATCTATACACATTCGTATGAATGACACTCTAAAAGCCCTTCAGGGCGATTTTAAGCTGTTCCTACAGGCATTATGGGACCAGCTTGATCTACCTTCTCCAACTAGAGCACAATATGCCATCGCAGACTACTTACAGTCCGGACCCAAGAGACTCCAGATTCAAGCCTTTCGAGGTGTTGGTAAATCTTGGATTACTGGTGCTTTTGTGCTTTGGACACTCTTTAATGACGCGGAAAAAAAAATAATGATAATTTCTGCCTCTAAAGAGAGAGCAGACAACATGAGCATCTTTTTACAGAAGCTAATTATCGAAACACCTTGGCTAAAGCATCTAAGACCTAAGTCTGATGATGCACGTTGGTCACGTATATCTTTTGATGTTTTATGTTCACCCCACCAAGCACCTTCGGTAAAGTCCGTAGGTATTACAGGTCAGTTGACTGGAAGTCGTGCAGACTTAATGATTCTGGACGACATAGAAGTTCCCGGAAACAGCATGACGGAGTTGATGCGTGAAAAACTTCTTCAACTCTGTACCGAAGCCGAATCAATCCTTACGCCGAAAGACGATAGCCGTATTATGTATCTCGGGACTCCTCAGACTACTTTTACTGTTTATCGTAAGTTGGCAGAGCGGGCTTATCGACCATTTGTCTGGCCGGCAAGATACCCCAAAGACATTACACCGTACGAAGGATTAATAGCACCACAATTACAGGAAGATATAGACAATGGAGCAGAATCAGGCACAGTTACAGATCCTGACAGGTTTGATGACGATGATCTACAGCAAAGGGAGTCAGCTATGGGACGAAGCAACTTCATGCTTCAGTTCATGCTTGATACAACTCTCAGTGATGCTGAAAAGTTTCCTCTTAAAATGGCTGACTTGGTTGTTACCAGTATTAATCCTACTGAAGCACCCGATAATGTCATATGGTGCTCCGATCCTCAAAACATCATTAAAGATGCCCCAACAGTCGGACTGCCAGGTGATTACTTTTACTCACCTATGCAATTACAGGGAGAGTGGACTCCATACCAAGAAACAATCTGCTCCGTTGACCCCTCTGGACGAGGAACAGACGAAACAGCAGCATGCTATCTCTCCCAGAAGAACGGCTTTTTATACCTACATGAAATGCGCGCCTACAGAGACGGGTATTCAGATGCAACCCTGCTCGATATTTTAAAAGGCTGTAAGAAATATAACGCTACAACACTTGTAGTAGAGACAAACTTTGGAGATGGAATAGTAAGTGAACTTTTTAAAAAACACCTTCAACAAACCAAACAAGCAATCTTTGTGGATGAAGTACGTGCGAATGTCCGAAAAGAAGACAGGATTATTGATTCGCTTGAACCTGTTCTTAACCAGCACCGTCTTGTTGTTGACCGTGGGGTTATTGACTGGGATTACAGCTCAAACAAAGACTGTCCACCTGAAAGTAGGCTCCTCTATATGCTCTTTTACCAGATGAGCCGTATGTGTCGGATGAAGTTTGCAGTTAAACACGATGACCGCATTGACTGTCTGGCACAGGGAGTTAAATACTTTACAGATGCTTTGTCTATCTCTGCACAGAAACAGATAGACCTACGTAAACAGGAAGAATGGAACGATATACTACAGGGTTTCCTAGATGATCCACAGTCAAGTGCTAATCATTTAGTGCTTGGAATGGACGTTAACCAGAGACAACAAGCTAGAGGTAAAGCTTCTGGAAAGGAAGTCCCTAACTGGAGTTAACCTTAACCCCTACGTATACAGGGGAAGGGTGGACCCTTGTAGGGGAGGAGTGAGACTGCTAAAACCAGCGACTCCTTCCTTTTAATAGATATCCGTGAATGATATCACTTTAAAACACTACTCTCCACTTCCCTAAAGGGTTCTGAGTAGAGAGTTCTATTAACATCACTATATATGCCTAGACTTAAACTTGAAAGATTTAGAAAGCTATACAAGAGTCTAAAGACTCCTTGGAAACCACTCAACTGGCTAATACTTGGTTACTTGATTGGCATAGAAGATAGATACATAGACATTGTGTCTAAACAAACTGTAGATACAGCCATTGAAGACTATCTGGAGGAGATGGAAGACAAGATGTACGAAAAAGACAGCATCTTTAACGCACAAGTAAAAGAAACAGAAGATGGTGGCTGGACTATTGGCTACTATCCAGAGAAGAAAGATGGATAATGTTGGATTAGAAATTATATTCTGGACTGTTTTAACCCTATATTTACTCACCCGAATAGGACTATTTAGATGAAGATATTTCTGGATTCAGCTATTACTACTGATATACAAGATAGATTAGCTACCGAAATAATAGATGGTGTAACCACCAACCCCACTCTTATAAAGAAGAGTAATGAAGACCCAGATGTGGTCTATAAAGAACTGTATGACATGCGTGTTAAAGATCTTTCTATAGAAGTAAGAGGAGAGACTGCACAGGAATTATGTGCTAACGGTATATTGTATGGTCGAAAGTACGGAGATGTAGCGACTATTAAACTGCCTTGTACTATTGAAGGTATTAAAGCCTGTAAGAAACTGTCGATATTGGGTCATAAGACTAATATGACCTTAGTTTTTAGTGTTAGCCAAGCAATATTGTGTGCTCAGGCTGGTGCTACGTATGTTTCTCCTTTTGTTGGGCGATTAGATCAGATAGGAGAGGATGGTATTAAACTTATCCAGGATATAGCTAGAGTTTTTTGTGTTCACAACATTAAGACACAGATATTAGCTGCTTCAATACGTTCTCCTAAGCAAGCAGAAGATGCATACCTAGCTGGTGCTCATATATGTACATTACCAGTAAATGTATTTGATAAAATGTTTCGTCATCACTTAACAGATGATGGTCTTAAGCAATTTGCCATAGATTTTGGCATAAATTTCTGAGGTCATATATACGATGTAGTCAGGTCGCAAAAACCCCCGTAGGGGGGTCGGATGTGCCCGCGCTAGATATGTAATCCAGCGAGAACCCAGTCATAGCAGCGCATTACACGTGGTATGCATGCGTATTGCGCGTGTGATGGGTGCATATGGACACATACGCGATCAATTAACGCAGGCAGCCGCGCATTATACAGGTGCGCCTGTGTTAAGCGACCTGTTGCTTAATGTTCTGTAACAATCCTGAGATCCCAAGCTATACCTGGAATCTGGGCGATTTGACAAACTAATTTTAAACAATCTATCCACATCGGGATAAATTAGGCTAGAATAGGGAAACAGATAGGGAATGTATTTACGTTTACTTTATTGATCTCTCCTAAGAATTAGGTGAGAGAGATAAATAAACTAAACGACATTCCATCTCTCAAGACATAACAACAAGCTTTCAATCAAAACGATTGTTAACTGGCTTAAGTAGCTCGAAACTGCCTAGATGCAAAGCAAGTCGAGGATAAAACGTAACAGCGCAGCCTTGATAAGCTGTAGACCTGATAAGACGAGTACAAGAACGTAGTCGGGGACAGAGTGGAGCATTAAACGGAAGCAAGGCAGTAAGTATGAGGCTTACAGCGTGGTTCAAGTCCATGCCTGCCACTTATCCACATTTGCATATCATGCAATCAAGGATAAATTGTAAATTTATTTTTAATTCCATGTTCACTATCAAAAGACGTTACAGCAAAGCTGTTGAAGCTATCGCAGTTAGTCCTTTACGTAAGGTCGCAGTTGTTAGGTATCGCAACGGCAACGAGTACACATACCGCAACGTCAGCAGATTAAAGCTCATTAATTTAATGATTAATGACTGCATGTCTCTTGGGTTCTGGGTTCAAGGACTAAGGGGTGCTGTTCAACAGAACAGATACAACGTACAAACAGGGGTCATGACCTATGACCTCACCAATTTCACTGTCAACACTGACGAACGATTATTAATCGAGTCACTTGATGGTTATGCCTACTAGATGTAAGGGTTTAAGGTCGGTTCAACTCCGACCACATCAATTGCTACTCAATGAGAGTAGCCTTTTATTTACTCATGGTTCAAGTACATATAACAAGGCTGTCCTCTAATGCCAAGACAGGCAAAATGCCAGTCACAACAAGCGAAGAGAGTACTTGTCCAACTACATGCCCATTCTATGGCGGTAGTTGTTATGCAAAGTCAGGCTTTCACCTACGTCAACACTGGCAAAAGGTAAGCAACAAGGAGCGAGGCACAGACTGGAATAGTCTCACTGAATTTGTTAAAGGCTTAAAGCCTAACCAAATATGGAGACATAACCAAGCTGGTGACATGCCACACTTTGAGGGACACATAAGATTAGATCTATTAAAAGATCTAGTGCAAGCTAACTCAGGGCGACGAGGTTATACATACACACATCACAAACTCATAACCCATAACGTGGAAGCTTTGAAGTATTCAAACAACAATGGCTTCACCATCAATGCTTCATGTGAGTCGTTGACTCAATGCGATGACGCTATTGATAAGGGTTTACCTACGGTATGTGTTGTTGATAACTCGAAGGATGTACCAACTGAAACACCTAAAGGGCGCAAGGTTGTAGTATGTCCAGCCCAAGTTAGGGACGTGACTTGTAAAGATTGTGGCTTATGTCAACAGTCAAAGCGCACTTGTGTTGTTGCCTTCTTGGCACATGGAAACAAGGCGAAAGAAGTTAATAAGACTTTAGTTAATAACTAACCTATCCACTTAAGCAAACTTTACTAACATGAACGTTTTAATTGGCTGTGAATACAGCGGTGTAGTACGTGAAGCATTCGCTAAACGTGGACACAATGCGTGGAGCTGTGACCTACTACCTAGTGATCAGCCCACTGATAAACACTATCAAGGAGACATCTTTGACTTTATTGATGGTGACTGGGATCTCGCGATCTTTCACCCACCTTGTACAGACTTGGCTATCAGCGGAGCTGCCCACTTCCCAGCCAAGATCAAGGACGGCAGACAGCAACGGGCTATTGAGTTTGTCGAACGTCTCTATAAGTGCGACATCCCTCGCATATGTATAGAAAATCCAGTCGGAGTACTTAGTACTAAGTCCAAGTTGGGTAAGCCTACTCAATATGTTCAGCCCTATGAGTATGGACATTACGAGACTAAAAAGACTGGGCTTTGGTTACGTGGTCTTGACCCCTTAGTTCCTACAGATATTAAGGACTTGACTGGCTTACCTAAAAAGGTAACTCAAAGACTTCATTACTTACCGCCTTCACCTGATAGGTGGAAGATTAGATCTACAACGTACCAAGGCATAGCCAATGCCATGGCTAGTCAATGGGGGTAATACATACGCGGCATTAACAACACGATTCTTTCTAGATATCAACACGTTATATAAGCCCGCTTTCTTTTTTTTTTATTTATTTTTATTTGGGCAAGGACGCTTTTACACACTCATCAAGCAAGGACGCTCTTGATCAAGGGAAACGTGTGCCCACCTGGATTTATAAGGATGCAAGGACATAAGGACGGGTTCGACTCCCTCCCATCCAATTGCCCACGCAAAGAGCGGGGCTTTACTGACTATGTTTTACAACACTATAAATGAGGTGTCCACTGTAATGGTTTCAGCTCATACATTAAAAAGGACGCAAGAGAATGTAATTCTCGAATGCTTTAGAACAGCTAAAGAACCTTTAAGTCCTTCAATGGTTCACTTCTTAACCAAGCTTAAGTGTCCTATCACTTCTATAAGAAGAGCTATGTCTGACTTAACTAAACAAGGAAGTCTTACAAAAACTTCTAAGTACACCATAGGAAAATTCGGTAAGAAGGAACACCTATGGGTAAGGGGAAGAGTATGAACAATTCAAAACTAATTGAGTGGCTACTCGACAATGACTGCCCATTTGAATTTGATGTTATTGGTTCTTATACAGACTCAGTAACTTTGTTATTCAAGGACAAAAAGAAAGAACCAGAACTCCCTGATATCAAGGAACCTAGAGATTTTGTAATTAAAGATAACGTCCTTTACTTATGAGAACTAAGGACATAAACGTAAATGATTACTTAACTGTTGCAGATAGAAACTCAATAGCACAGATCATTGACACCCGTATTAAAAAAGAATTTCCAATTGATGATTCATTTATATGGACATTCGATTGTCAAGGACATTTCCAAATAAACAGATGACTATAGACGTTAAACAAACACTGAACTATTCAGCTGCTATACGCAAAGCTCAACCCGATTGGGATGATGACACAGTACGTAGAGCAGCAGAGCATTGCGTTCTCTACATGGACGTACGTATCAAGCCAGCAAAACTAAAGAAAGTACTTGAACAATATAAAGAAACTAATTACTTGTAACCAAGTGACTACGCCTGACAGTCAGTAAACCCCTCGTAAGAGACAGGTATTTAACACACTCATCAATAGGAGGTACACAGGTGCAGTCTTATCAAGTTGAATACAGCAACAAACGTTGTTGGGAACACGATTGGCGTTGGCACTTTATGGAAGGACACGACCATGAAGACATAGCGTGGAAAGCCAAGGACTGGTGTGATACCAGGGGTTTTGAGCTAATCGACATTAAACCAATTACAGGGAGTTATCCATTATGAAACGTAAACCAAATAAGGGTCAGAGGTATTTCCCTAACAGCTGTGAAGCGATAAGAAATACACCTGATAAGTACTTTCCTTCGATGCCATACGAACAGTTTGAGGACTGGAAAATATATGGCTATCAGATACCTGAGTCTGTCTACTGCATTATCCGTATGAAGGATAGCAATGGCAAATATTCAGAAAAGTTCTACAACACCGAACGAGGTGCGAAGAACTGCATTACTAAATGTATGCACGAAAACAAAGAAATATACATGGCAACCATGGAAGGCATGTATCACTTAAAACCATCCGATTTATCAATTGATTTCAATAATGAATAACAGAACATTTGCAATCAGATCTGCCGAATTGTTACAACAGATACAGAAGCATCCACATAAGGATGAATTAGTTAACATAATGTTACAACAACTGCAAGATGACAAAAATGCTTGTAGTGTACGTAGAACAAATTAAGGAGACTCTATGCAACTTCTTTCATTTGGCTCCTTTTATATTGGAGTAGAAAAAGAAAATTTTTGTGATGTTTCTATCCACTTAGGTAATTTTTTGCTAGAATACCAGTGTCCATCAGCTAAATCCAATGACGAACTCAGACCCAAGCAGGGTGGTGACGGATTATCAAATGGCGAAGCTGGCACAAGCAATTGAACATTTTCGTACATTAGATAAAGAAATACCTGCCCAAGTTATTGCTACTTTCTTATATGTCGCTTCCCATGACGACTGCGCTAAGGTCGATCTGGAAAAGGCACTCGCTTTCTCAAGCGCAAGTGGTAGCCGTAATACTGATTGGCTCAGTGAGTTTCATAGATTGAATAAAGCCGGACTAGGACTGTTAATTAAGTATCGAGATCCAACTAACAGAAGGAAGCAGATAGTTAAGTTAAGTCCTAAAGGTCGAATACTTGTAAACCAACTTAAACGGATTCTTTATGGTCAAAGCGACTTGGGGTAATTGCCTCAAACATACTATAAACACTCGTGATTCTTGGATGTATGGTACTGGCGCAAAATCAGCTATTACATATGCTAATTATTTTACAGAGTTTAGAGGACTAGGTTTCCCTGTAGAAAAGATCACTATTCCATTGATAGATGAACTTAAGAACCATCTCAAGATTGAAGGACGTGCGAACGCCACAATTAATAGATGTCTGTCTTCTATAAAAACAGTACTCAATCACTGTAAAGATCACGGATTAATTTTCTTTGAGATTCCTAAATGGAAAAAACTTAAAGAGAATAAATATCAGCGCATTCATTTCACTAAGGATGAAGTCGAAGCCATTGTAACCGCAGCCGTGGAAGTACATGGACGACAAGACTTAGCTGACATTGTTAACTTTGCTGCCTATACAGGCATGAGACAAGGAGAGATCCTAAAGTTAACAGCATCACGTATTGACTTCTTACAAAACTGCATTCATGTAGGTGCAAGAAGAGAAGATACTACCAAGACTGGTACGTATCGTGCTGTTCCTATTCATTCATCGTTAAAGCATATGCTCCAAACCCGTGTCCAGGACTTGGGTGCGAGGGATTTAGTGTTTGGTTACGACTGGAAAGATAAGGATCAATTACTACGTGCCTTTAAAAAGGTAATAAACAGATATCCAATTAACCTTGCCAGCGAGGACGGATATTGTTTCCACAGCCTACGCCATTCATTTGGTACATGGCATTTCGCTGGTGGCACAAAACCTAGAAATCTCATGGAGATGATGGGTCATGCGAACATAGCGACAACGCTTGGATATGGTCATGCTACCGATGAAGGTAAGCAGCATGATATCAACAATATCTAGCGCGTCCACTGCTGTCTCTAAACAAGTATTTTTATGACGGATTTTTGTTATGTTAAGCGCGTTTGTTATAATCAATATGGTCAAATCCCTTGGGAGTGTGGCGGAATTGGTAGACGCGCCGGACTTAAAAACTAACCAAATATAAGATACACTAGCGTACAGCACATACTAGCGATTGGTCAAAAGCCAGTCGCTTTCTTATTTTATAACCTGTCCACTTAAGGACATTTATCCAACTTATATCTAGCGCACATTTAACACACTCATCACATGCCTACAACTGCTGATTTAGAGATGCAAGAGAGGTTTGAACGGAAACAGATTAAGGGTGGTTTAGAGCGATTCAGGTCAAATACTAAAAAGCTATTAGACAAGGATTATGCTTCAGCCACAGTTTTTGGTTCGTCATCAATAGAAACCCTTTTGCCCTATTTAGTACAATATATTGATAGAAAGAAAGAAGAAAGACAGAAGTTATTAGTAGGTAGACAATTACTTTTAATACCTTATTTAATTTCTCTCGATTCAGAATCGCAAGCAGCAATAACTGCAAAGATAACCTTTGATAAGATATTCTCCCCACGTAAGGACAATAGCAAGGTCGCTAATGTCGTACAGGCAATCGGTTCGGCTTTAGAGGCTGAATGCCAGATGAGATACTATGAATCCAGTGCTCCAGGGCTTTTTGAGACATTAAAGAAAAATTATTGGCATCAAGCAAAAGGTACAGCTTACAAAGCTAAATCCATGACAACCTTGATGAATAAACACGAAGACTTAGAACGATGGAAGCCATGGAACAGGATTGAACGTATCAAGGTAGGAACTTGGTTTTTAGATTGCCTAATGGAATCCTCTGAATGGTTTGAAAGAGAACTTTCCATGCATCGTGGCAAGACACAACAGTTCGTTGTACCTACAGATAAGTTTCATAAAAATAAGGAAGAAATTATAAGATTAGCTGAATTATTTAGCCCATTGGCGTGGCCGATGCTCATTGAACCAAGAGATTGGTCTCCTATGCATGACGGTGGATATTATCTAAATGATTTAACTAAATGCCATGAAATGGTGAGAAGGGGTAAACCCCTACGTATACAGGGGGAAACTACCTATCAATTCCTTAATGAAATACAGAAAGTTAAATACCGTTTAAACCCATTCATAGTAATGGTTGCGGAAGAACTAGAGGAGAGAGAAATAGAGGTAGGAAAATTTCGTCCTGTTATTAATCATCCCGACCCTCCTAAACCTCCAGATATGGAGGATGAAGAGAGTAGAAAACAATGGAGAAAGGATAAAGCAATAGCACGTAATAAGAATGCTAATGAGTGGAGGATCTCTTGTAGAACTCGGATGACAATGAATTGTGTCAGAGAGTTTAAAGACAAGGAGTACTTTATTCCTTGGAGTTTCGACTATCGTGGTAGAGCATATCCAATACCTAGCTTCTTAACACCTCAAGATACAGACTTTGGAAAAAGTTTAATTAGGTTTGCTGATGAAGCACCTATAACTGAGGATGGGATGAAATGGTTAGCTTTCCAAGTGGCTACAACTTATGGTCTTGATAAAGCGACTATGGAGGAGCGGTTAGCTTGGGTAAACGAACCAGAAAATATAAAGTTAATCAAACGAGTAGCAACAGACCCAATCAACAACATAGGAGATTGGGAAGCAGCAGACGAACCGTTCCAATTCTTGGCTGCATGTGAAGAATACTTCCATTGCTGTATGGTCTTTGATAGACCTATTACAGGATTACCCGTGGCAACCGATGCAACATGCTCAGGTCTACAGATACTGGCAGGTTTAGCAAGGGATAAGTCCACGGCAAGCTTGGTCAATGTAATACCAAGTGATAAACCTCAAGATGCTTATAGAGTTATTGCAGAGAAAAGTCTAGAACATATACCTGAAAGATTAAAACCTTACTGGGATAGAAAGAAAACTAAAAGATGTGTGATGACGATACCGTATAACGCAAAGCCTTTTAGCAATAGACAATATATTCGAGATGCATTTGAAGATATAGATATTGAGGTTGATAATGATGAACTAACGCAAATTGTTAAAGCCGTTAGAGATGCCATGGAGGCAGTCGTACCAGGACCTATGAAGGTTATGCGATGGATTGAACAAGAGGTGTCTAATGCAATTAAGGAAGGAGCTGAAGAGATTACTTGGGTAACTCCCTCTGGTTTCAGAGTGAACCAACGCCTTATGAAATACGATCACAAAAATGTTGAACTACATTTAATGGGTCGTTGTCGAATAAAGGTTATGGACGGAGAGAAGGGCGTAGACCTTAGACATCACAAGAATGCGACAGCACCAAACTTAATCCATTCATTAGACGCAAGCTTATTACATTTAAGTGCTACTAAATTTAATGCACCTATAGCTCTTATACATGATTCAGTTCTATGTAGGGCTACAGATATGACTAACCTGTCCACATTGGTACGGGACACATACATGCACCTGTTTGCGGAGCATGATTTTTTAAAAGACTTTGCAAAAGCAATTAATGCAAAGACTGAACCACCGATTATTGGAGACCTTAAACCGGAATCCGTAATTGAATCCACTTATTTTTTCTGTTAATGAAGAACATTCACGTAACACCAAATCCTGTAACCCTTGAAGGTTATCAGGCGATATTAAAGCCAAGTAAGTTTGGCTATTCACTTAAGGCTGTAGTCGATAGTGATGTAGTTGACAAACTTGAGGAAGAAAGAGCTGACTGTCTTAAATGGGCAGAGTCAAAGCTAAAGAATCCAAAGAGGGCAACACTTAAGCCAACTCCTTGGGAAGAGGTAGAGAAAGGAAAATTTATAATTAAGTTTTCATGGGCGGAGGATAAACGTCCTCCAGTAGTCGATACAGAAGGTACACCAATAACCAACGAGGACACACCAGTGTATGAAGGCTCCAAGGTTAAACTTGGTTTCCATCAAAAACCTTACATACTCCGTGATGGCGTTACTTATGGTACGTCATTAAAACTATCTGGGATTCAGGTAGTGTCTATTCAATCAGGAGCTGGTGTAGACACTGGTGACTTAGATGAAGATGGTGTAGCAGAATTGTTTGGTAAAACATCTGGCTTTAAAGCTGATGATCCAAACGTTACACCAACTGAAGAAGCTCCTGTTCCTGACGATGACTTCTAATGTTCAAGTCAGGATTAGAGGAAAAAGTCTCTGATCTTTTATGTGAGCTAGGTGTTGATTATGAGTATGAAGGACAGAGTTTTCCTTATACGATTCAACACCAATACACCCCTGATTTCATTCTTCCAAATGGAGTCATATTAGAAACTAAAGGATATTGGCGACCTGAAGATAGACGAAAAATAAAACAAGTAATAGCTGAGAATCCAGGTATAGACTTAAGAATTGTCTTTCAAGACCCATATAAAAAGATTAGTAAAAAATCAAAGACTACCTATGCAAAGTGGTGTCAGAGATACGGAATTAAATGGTGTTCTTTTCACGCCATATCTATTGATTGGCTGACATGACAGAAAGCGAATTTATTAGACACGATCCATGTCCAGACTGTGGCTCGTCCGATGCACTAGCTGTGTACACGGACGGTCATACCTTCTGTTTCAGTTGTCATACTAGGAAGGCTGGAGATGGGCAATTACACACTCATCAAATGCAAAGCAATGTTAGTTTTAAAGGATCAGCCCAAAGGCTGCAAAAACGAGGAATTAGCGAAAAAACCTGCGAAAAATACAAAATCTATCGAGACGAGACACACTTACGCTTCCCTTATTTCGATGGCTCTGGATGCCTTAGGGGATTCAAAACAAAAGACAAATTAAAGAACTTTAAGTATGAGGGAGTTCCCACTGACACCTTATTTGGTCAGCATTTATTCCCTAGTACTGGTAAACGTATTGTTATTACTGAAGGTGAACTAGATGCTGCGAGCTGTTATGAAGCGATGGAGAACTGGCCGATGGTTTCGCTACCACATGGGGCAGCGGGAGCCAGAAAGGATTTACAAAAACAAATACCTTTACTACAAGGCTATGAGGAGATCGTATTATTCTTCGACAATGACGATGCCGGAAGACGAGCTGTCGAACAAGCAGCATCAATACTCCCGCTCGGTAAAGTCAAAATTGCGAGATTGGAGCAATACAAAGATGCGTCAGATGCGCTCCAAGCAAATGACAAAGACGCTATCAGAAGGGCTATCTGGGATGCGAAAGCGTATCAACCGGATGGCATCGTTGATGGCAAGTCGTTACTAGAACAAGTAACTACTCCCAGCTTACCTTGTAATCACTCATATCCCTTTCCTGGACTGCAATCTATGACCCATGGCATTCGCTATGGAGAACTTACCACGATAACAGCAGGGACTGGACAAGGTAAATCAACCTTCTGTCGTCAGCTCGCGACTGAGCTGTTGAACACAGGAACCAAAGTCGGTTACATCGCATTAGAAGAATCTAACAGGCGAACAGCTTTAGGACTTATGTCAGTAGCTGTGGGTAAAGCCCTGCACCTTGGCGAACATGAATACACCACCCTTAAAGATGCTTACGATTCCACTATCTCTGGTTGGAACCTTTATTTATACGACCATTTTGGTAGTTTATCTGCGGATATTATCTACAGTCGTATCGAATATATGGCTCTGGGCTTAGATATAAAAGTTATATTCCTCGACCACTTATCCATACTACTTAGTGGATTAGATGGAGATGAGAGAAGAATGATAGATCAAACCATGACTAACTTAAGGAGTCTGGTTGAAAGAACAGGAATTAAATTATTTTTAGTTTCTCACTTAAGAAGAGCGCAAGGAGATAAGGCAATAGAAGACGGACAAAAGGTATCAATTGGAATGCTGAGAGGATCAGCTTCAATTTCCCAGTTGTCTGACACAGTTTTAGCTCTAGAGCGCGATCAGCAGAACCCTGATGATGTCTCAACTTTAAGAGTATTAAAGAACAGATACTCAGGAGAGACAGGTGTAGCTGCTCAATTGAAGTACAACAAAACCACCTGTAAATTCAATGAAACTACAGACCCAATTTTCAATCCCAGCACAGACTTCTGAGCTGAAGAAACCAAACCCACCCTCTAAACAAGCAAAGAAAAAAGCAAAGTTTAAGGACAAGACATATGTCGGAAAAACAAATGCTCGTCTTTGATTGCGAAACTAACGGACTATTACATGACGTTTCTGAGATACATTGCATCGCCATCTATGACTCCCAAAAGGAGAAAACCTTCGTATTTAATAATCAAGGTAGTGACTGCTACCCGATCACGGAAGCTCTGCATTGGCTCACCCATGCTGATCTTATCGTTGGTCACAATATTATTGGTTACGATTTACCTGTTCTTCGGAAAATTTATTCTTGGTTTGAGCCTTGTAGGAATGTTATTGATACTCTTACTTTATCTAGGCTGTATCATCCAAACATGATGGAGATAGATAAGAAAAGAAACGTAGCAAGGATGCCATTACAACTATATGGTAGACATTCTTTAGAAGCTTATGGATATAGGTTAGGAGAATATAAAGGTGAATTTGGGAAGACAAGTGACTGGAAAGATTGGTCACAAGAAATGCAAGATTATTGCGTACAAGACGTACAAGTAACAACTAAATTATGCGAACACTTCCGCCCTTACCTGACTGGTGTTCGTTAGAACATCAAGTCGCACACATACTTACAGATCAAGAGATATATGGATGGTCATTTGATGAATCAAAAGCTCTCGAACTTGAGTCACATCTCAGAAGAGAGATGGAAGAAACTCAAGAAATACTTCGAGGACAATTCCCTTACGTTGCAGGATCGTTGTTCACTCCTAAACGAAATAACGCAACACAGGGATACAGAGAAGGATGTGAAATACAACGAATAAAGGAGTTTAACCCAACATCACGAGACCACATAGCATGGATTCTGACGACTCATTTCAAAGTCAAACTGAGCAAGACCACCACGACTGGGAAACCAATTATAGACGAGATTACATTGATGGAGATCGATATTCCCTTCTCCAAACTATGTGCGAAATGTTTGACGATAAAGAAGAAGCTTGGAATGATATCCGAAGGCGTGAACGCATGGAACAGGCTTGTTACGACTGAAGGTCGGATACATCACCATTGCTCGGTTAGTACGAACACATTTAGATGTGCTCATCGTAAACCGAATTTAGCGCAAGTTCCAGCTGATAAAGAATTTAGAGAACTATTTACCGCATCCCCTGGTATGACTATGGTTGGAGCGGATTTAAGCGGGATTGAACTAAGAATGCTTGCTCATTACTTAGGCAGATATGACGGAGGTCGATATGCCGACATATTACTGAACGATGATATACACCAAGTTAACGCTGACAAAATAGGAATCTCCAGACGCCAAGTCAAGACTGTCACATATGCCTTCTTGTATGGTGCTGGAAATCAAAAAATAGGAGAATCATATGATAACTCTTTACAACCCAAGGAAGCCAGTAAAAAAGGACAAGAAATTAGAAAGGCTTTTGTATCTGCAATCGATGGACTCGCTGACTTACTGGCAGCGGTTTCAGCTAAGGCTACTAATGGGTGGTTGTTGGCAATTGACGGACGAAGAGTCTTGGTCGATAGCCCACACAAAGCGCTAAACTATCTCCTCCAATGTAGTGCTGGCGTTATTGCTAAAAGATGGATGTGCATTGCAGATTCATTTGCGGTAACACAAAATTTACACACTCATCAACTGGCATTCGTGCATGATGAGCTGCAATATGAAACACTTCCTGACTATGCGGAAGTATTGATGGAAGCACTGGAAAGTTCAGCAAAATTGGCTGGAAAATACTACAACTTAAGATGTCCAATCGCAGCCAAATCTAAACAAGGCAAGACATGGGCAGATGTACATTAATTTATGAAAACTAAGAATAAAAGTGATTTTCAGATATATCAATTAGAAAAAAATACTCTAGGTGATTTATGTGAATATCATGTAGCTCTAGAAGCTGCAAAAAGAGGTGCAAAAGTCTATAAAAATATAAGTTGTGTTGGTTATGCTGACTTAATTTTAGAAATAGATAATAGATTTATTCCTATAGACGTAAAAGCTAGATTTTGGAGTGAACAAACTAATAGTTTTCGATCAAAAGCTAGTACTGCACTCTGTCAAGTAGTTTGTGTTGAACCAGATGATGTAAATGGTTGGACAATAAGCTGGCCGCTTAAACATGGCGGAAAAACAATGGAACATGTTAACTGTCCAGAAGGTTTGGAGGCTTTTTGGGAATGAAATTATTAATAGATTGCGACTACATAGTATATAAATGCTGTGCTAGTGCAGAAACTGAAATTGATTTTGGTGATGATGTAATACTGGTAACTTCACTGTTTAGTGAGGCTTATAAATGTGTAGAAAGAGAGCTTAAAAAGGTTACAGATCAATTTCCTTTCCATGACGAAATAATCCTCTTTTTTACAAGCCCTAATAATTTTAGGAAAAAAATTTTACCGGAATACAAGGGTCATCGAAATAGAAAAAAGCCCTGTGGCTTTAAACGCGTCATACAGGAACTTAAGAAAAATTACAGGGTAATTATCAAGGATACTCTTGAAGCAGACGATGCTATGGGAATCTACGCAACTAAATATACAGGCAACATTATTGTCAGTCCCGATAAAGATATGCGTCAGATCGCTGGTAAATTATATGACTTCAATGAAACAGTTGACATTACTCCTGATGAAGGAGCTAAGTGGCATCTGATACAGACAATGGCTGGTGATAACACTGATGGCTACAGCGGTGTGCCAGGAATTGGTATAAAACGTGCTGAAAAAATCTTTGAAGAGAAAGGCTACACGTGGCAAGCAGTTGTAGAAACCTTTAAAGACAAAGGCATGACAGAAGAGGATGCGTTGACCAATGCAAGGCTCGCAAGAATATTAACTGTTGATGATTATGACTCAGAAAAAAAAGAACCCATACTCTGGACCGCCAAAGCCAATTACAAAATTGACGATGGAACAAGATCTGAAGCTGAGACAGCTGGAGATTCTGTTAGATAAACCTGAGACAAAGAAGGAAGACATTGCAATTGTGATGGTAGCCCTTCAAGAACAAGCATTTGTTTTATCAAATTGTATTAAAAACCTTATAGAGAAATGGCCGAAACCACCAACGACCACGGACCCTCGTACTACAAACGAGGTTCCATTGATGTTTGGGATTTTATTAGAGACCAAGGACTCGGATTTCACCTCGGAAACGTAATCAAATATACATGCAGAGCAGGTTATAAAGAAAACCACATAGAAGATTTAAAAAAAGCAGTCCACTATTTACAAAATGAAATCGAATACAGAACCAAACATCATAGCTAGGACTGGTCGAGTCCAAAGCTGGATTGATAATCCCACCTCACGTCTACCCGTATCATGCACCATCTTCGTAGTTGAAGATTCAATGGAAGGAAGTGATGGAATTGAAGCAAGCTGGCGTTTTGTTAGCCATGCTCTCCGCTTTGGAGCGGGAGTCGCAGTCCACCTGTCGAAACTTAGACCAGCGGGAACAAAAACAAATAAGGGACCTGATACTCTCGTTGCATCAGGACCCGTTTCATTCGCAAAAATTTACTCAACATTAAATGAAATACTTAGACGCGGTGGTACGTACCGCAATGGCGCGTGTGTTCTTCACCTTGATATTGACCACGCCGATATTATTAACTTCGTGCAAGTCAAAAGAGAAGAACTCCCATGGGTTAAGCGAACAGTTGATCTTACAAGGGGAAGCTGGGATAATTCCTCAGCTGCAACTAAGGAAGCAATACTTAAAGGAGTTGCAAAAGGAGACATTTGGCTCAACAAAATAAAACACGATAAAGATGGAAAAAGAATTTACTCAAACGTCTGTCTTGAGGTTTACTTGCCCTCACGCGGAACGTGCCTCTTACAGCACCTTAATATGTCAGCCTGTCGTATCGGCGACATACGAGAAGGTATGCGTGAAGGTATGTCAGATTTGTGCCAGCTCCATAGTCGGACAGGGATTGACAAGTCTGGAGAATATCTTGCGCCAGATCTCGACAGGCAAGTTGGATTCGGACTCTTAGGTCTAGCCAACTTTCTGGCAAACAACAAGATTACATATGCCGAGTTTGGTAAGGCACTAGAGGCAGTAAATAATGCCGAGCCTTACAAAGGATACGCAGGGTTAGCTGCGCGTGAACTTTACCTCGGCATACAAGAAGCAGCTAACATCGCAAGAGAACATAACATGGTCAGAGCATTTGCCATAGCTCCGACAGCTAGTTGTTCTTATAGAAGTAGAGATCTCAATGGCTTTACAGCAACTCCTGAGATCGCACCTCCTATAGCACGTACAGTTGACAGGGATTCAGGTGAGTTTGGGGTAGAACAAGTACAATATGGCAATGTAGAAATCGCATCCGAAGTTGGATGGGAGAATTATAAATTAGTAGCTGATCAAATAATGATCATGCTAGATAGAACTGGTTTGCTTCATGGCTATAGCTTCAATTCTTGGAGCGACATGGTGACTTACGATGAAGCATTTATTGAAGAGTGGCTGAAAAGTCCACAGACTTCGCTCTATTATTCTTTACAAGTAATGGGCGACACTCAAGATAAATCTAATGCTTACGCAGCATTAGAGCAGTCCGAAGTTGATGATTACTTGGCAGAAATAATGAGCAACAAACCTGATGAAATAGCTTGTGACTGTCAACAATGAACCCCTACGAAAAACTTTTAAATAGAAAAAGGAAATGGACACCGGTCCAAACCACTAAAGGAAAATTAAAATATGGCGCAGAAGAAACGGTGTACCGTGCTCTCGCTGTACGCAACATGGAATGTCCAGTTGGCGCGTTTGTATCTGATTCACTCTCTGAGATTCCTGAGAAAAGTAGAGAGCTTTTGGAATCAAACATAAAAGACGAAGACAACCATGACTTGGCACTTGGATATATCGCTAACGCATTAGGCGTAGATGATAAAGCTGAAGCCGAGGCATTACGCCTTAAAGAAGCGTGGATAGCCCACCCAGATCACACAATACTGAAAGCATTGGTAATAGAAAGAGCAATCTTTTTTGTAATACTGCCTTTCTTCCGGTTTAATGGTGACGCTGGTTTAAGAACAGTAAGTGCCGATATATCTAGAGACGAGCAAATACATGTAGCAACAAATAGTTTGGTATGTGCAGAGCTTGGTCTTACACCTAGTCCTTCCTTAGACAAATTAAGAAAGGCAACTATTAACTGGATCATGCAGCCTTTAAATCAAATACATGACGATCAATATTTGAGCAAAAAATTTTGGCTCGATGCTAGTGATCGTTTGATGTATGAAGGCAAAGCTCCAGAATTTAATGCCACCAAAGCTGCACGTATGCCAGCTTTCTTTGAACATGCAAACACCAATCTCCCTCAATACTCTTAAGCTTCACAACGAAAGGTTAGACAAGCTGATAGTAAGACTTGAGGAAAACTTTGGATGGAAACCTATTCATCCTAAAGAAGACATAAACACAATTATGTATAGAGCTGGTCAAGCCAGCGTTATTGATTATATAAATTCCATTATGGAGGACGAAATTTAATGTGTATCTTTAGAAGACCTTCCCCACCACCAGCTCCACCACCATTACCACCAGCACCTGTACCTCCTTCCCCACCACCCTTACCAGATGAGTTACCTGAACCAGAAGTAAAACCAGTTAACCCTGCAATACAACAGGCTCAATCAAAACTCGGTACTAAAAAAGGTAAGAAGGGTAGTACAAAAGATTTGAGAATAGATAGAGGGACAACCCAGACAACCTCTGGACAACAATCTTCCATTAATACTGGTAACACCAACCAGACTGGAGGTATCCAGTAGTGAAAGCACGGGAGAGATACAATCAGCTTTCAACTGCACGTCAGATGTTCCTAGACAAAGCAGTTGAATGTTCTGAACTCACGTTGCCATATTTAATTGATGACGATATATCATCAAGACCAAACCACAAATCATTAACAGTACCTTGGCAATCAGTAGGAGCCAAGTGTGTAGTAACGTTGGCAGCCAAACTTATGTTAGCTGTCCTCCCACCACAGACAAGTTTCTTCAAATTACAGGTACGTGATGACAAGTTAGGAGAAGAATTAGATCCAAAGATAAGAAGTGAATTAGACCTTTCTTTCTCAAAGATGGAAAGGATGATCATGGATTATATAGCTGCCAGTAATGATCGAGTAGCAGTACACCAAGCATTAAAACATTTAATTGTTGGTGGTAATGCCTTGATTTTTATGGGTAAAGATGGACTTAAGACTTTTCCTTTAACTAGATATGTCATTAACAGAGATGGTGATGGTAACGTTTTAGAGATAGTTACAAAGGAACTTATAAGTCGAAAGGTTTTGGACATTGAGCTGCCAGAACCAAAGCCAAATACTGGCATTGACGAAAGCTCTACAACAAATGATGATGTCACTATATATACATACGTCAAACTAGATAAATCTAGTGGCAGATGGGTATGGCATCAAGAAGCATTTGATAAAATTATTCCTGATACTAGAAGTACTGCACCTAAAAACGCCAGTCCCTGGTTGCCTTTACGGTTCAATACAGTTGATGGAGAAGACTATGGTCGTGGAAGAGTAGAAGAATTTTTAGGAGATCTTAAATCACTTGATGGTTTAAGCCAATCACTAATCGAAGGAGCTGCTGCTGCCTCGAAGGTTGTCTTTTTAGTCAGTCCAAGTTCAACTACCAAACCAGCCACCATTGCAAAGGCTGGAAACGGAGCCATCGTACAAGGTAGACCGGAAGATGTCGCAGTAATTCAGGTAGGAAAAACTGCTGATTTCTCAACAGCTGCCAACATGGCATCAGCTATTGAAAAAAGATTGTTAGAAGCTTTCCTTGTTATGAACGTTAGGAACGCTGAACGAGTTACAGCTGAAGAGGTACGCCTTACTCAACTAGAACTAGAACAACAACTCGGAGGAATATTTTCATTACTCGTAATTGAGTTTCTTATTCCATATCTCAATAGAACATTATTAGTTTTGCAAAGATCAAATCAGATTCCAAAATTACCTAAAGATATTGTTCGTCCAACAATTGTTGCTGGAGTTAACGCTCTAGGTCGAGGACAAGATAGAGAATCATTAACAGCATTCGTAGGAACTATTGCACAAACATTAGGACCTGAAGCATTAATGCAATACCTTAATCCGCTTGAAGCTATCAAACGTTTAGCTGCTGCACAAGGTATTGATGTACTTAATCTTGTTAAGACTGAACAGCAATTAGCAGAAGAACAACAAGCTGCACAACAGGCAGCTGCACAACAATCTTTAGTTGACCAAGCTGGGCAGATGGCTGGCAGTCCTTTAATGGACCCAAGCAAAAACCCACAGATGTTGGATGAAGAACAACCACCTATGGAAGAATAATGGCAGAAACATTAACAGTAAATGATACACCTCAACAAGAAGGTTTAACTTCTGAAGAGCAAGACTCTTTGCAAGTTGGGGAGAAGATGGTAGAAGAGCAAGGTGAATTACTTGCTGGTAAATATAAGAATGCCGAAGACTTAGAAAAGGCATACGTAGAATTACAAAAAAAATTAGGAGAGAAAGAAGATGGCGTATCACAAGAAGGGCGGGAAGAAACCGAAGAAGTAAAAGATTCGGAAGAACCTAAAGCTGAAAAAAGTGAAGCAGTTTTATTAATAGAATCTGCTAACGAAGAATACTTTGCAAATGATAATAAATTATCTCCAGAAACTTTAGAAAAGTTTTCTGAAATGAGCAGCCAAGATTTAGTTCAGGCTTACATGGAGATGCAAAAGAATGCACCACCAGCTCAGGCAGAAGTAGATGTCACTAATCAAGAAATTAATAAGATACAGAACTCCGTAGGAGGAGAAGCTGAATACAATAAATTAGTTACTTGGGCAAGTGATAATCTCAAAGCACATGAGATAAAAGCATTTGATAATTTAGTAGGCACAGGCAATGCAGCTGCAATTCAACTAGGCGTTGATGCACTTAAATCTAAATACGATAATGCAAATGGCTACGAAGGAAGAATGCTCTCAGGCAAAGCTGCTGATAATAAAGGCGATGTATTCAGAAGTCAAGCTCAATTAGTACAAGCTATGGCTGACCCTCGTTACGACAATGATCCAGCATATCGTGCTGATGTTGTGGAGAAACTAAATAGATCAGACCTTCAATTTTAATGAAAACTAAAGACCTCGATACGCTGCTCGAAAACGAGTATGCGTACGAACCCCCTATACAACTATTACCAAAACGAAAACTAATGTCACCAGAAGCAGAAAGATTTAATGGCTGGGCAGCAATGCTTGGCATAGTTGCAGCTCTAGGAGCATATGCAACAACAGGACAAATAATTCCTGGAGTATTCTAAATGATTGCAATCTCAGTAACTAGAGAAAGCACATCCAACTGGCAGAAGTTTTGTGAGTGGGTCACAAGTACCGAGAACCGCCTTTATGTAGGTTGGTTTGGAGTACTTATGATTCCTTGCTTACTAGCTGCAACCACATGCTTTATACTCGCCTTCATCGCAGCACCGCCTGTAGATATAGATGGCATACGTGAGCCAGTTTCCGGCTCGTTAATGTACGGAAACAATATTATTTCTGGAGCAGTAGTTCCAAGCTCCAATGCAATAGGACTGCACTTTTATCCGATCTGGGAAGCCGGCACTTTAGATGAGTGGTTATACAACGGCGGACCATATCAATTTATTGTCTTCCACTTCTTAATAGGAGTAGCAGCATATGCTGGTAGACAGTGGGAACTATCTTACAGATTAGGAATGCGACCATGGATATTCGTAGCATATACAGCACCACTATCAGCAGCTCTTGCTGTTTTCCTCGTGTACCCATTTGGGCAGGGGAGTTTCAGTGATGGTATGCCTCTTGGTATCTCTGGTACTTTTAACTTTATGTTCGTATTCCAAGCTGAGCATAATATCCTCATGCACCCATTCCACATGGCTGGTGTTGCTGGGGTATTCGGTGGAGCTTTGTTTGCTGCTATGCATGGAAGTCTGGTTACTTCCTCACTTATTAAGGAAACGACAGACGAGGTATCGCAGAACTATGGCTATAAGTTTGGGCAAGATGAAGAGACATATAATATTGTCGCTGCACACGGGTACTTTGGGAGATTGATATTTCAATATGCTTCTTTCAATAATTCTCGTGCTCTACATTTCTTTCTTGGTGCTTTCCCCGTGGTTGGCATATGGCTTACCTCCATGGGAATCAGTACTATGGCTTTCAACCTTAACGGTTTTAACTTTAACCAGTCAGTAGTTGATGTTAACGGAAAGATAATCCCAACATGGGCTGATGTATTAAACAGAGCCAACCTCGGATTTGAAGTTATGCATGAACGTAATGCTCATAACTTCCCACTTGATTTAGCTTCGGCTGAGTTAACACACATTGCACTAACAGCTCCAGAAATTGGTTGAAAAATTTTTGTTTATATCTAACTTTAATCACTAACTTATTTATATGCTCTGGCGTTATCCGCCATTGGAACAGTATGAAAACACAAGATCCAGAAATTCTAAAACTACAGAAACAGGTAGATAAATTACTAGAGGAATATAGACAAGAAGAATATAAAAAGAAGGAAGATCCAATAGGTGATCCTTCTTACTAACGCTACGTCCGTTCATCCCTTACGGGACGCATGACTCCAAAGCATGGAACGGGGCTTTGGTATATGGAGATGACACATGAAAGTTACTTTCGTATATCGTGGCGTTGCTTACACAAGAGTAATTGGTTAAGCAGTCTGGGAGGTGCAAGTCCTCCCTACTCAATTTGGCTTTTTGCCCTCCAAGGAGGATACCAATCAGCCGTCTAGACGGTGGGATAGACCACATATCAATTGAGTCCAAGTAAGACTCACAACTTTTTACGCGTAGAGACATACAAATATACCTTTAACTTTTAACTGAAAAATGGCTAATGCTAATCAGGTCGGTTTAGGTCGTATTAATTTATCGACTGGTACTGGCTATGACGGCGCAACGGATAAGTATGCGCTGTACCTGAAGCTGTTCAGTGGAGAGATGTTCAAAGGCTTCCAACACGAGACTATCGCTAGAGATCTCGTAACTAAGAGAACCTTAAAGAACGGAAAATCTCTACAGTTCATCTACACAGGTAGAATGACAAGTTCATTCCACACTCCTGGAACTCCTATCTTAGGTAATTCTGACAAGGCTCCTCCAGTAGCTGAAAAGACCATCAACATGGATGATCTACTAATCAGCTCTGCGTTCGTTTACGACTTAGATGAGACACTTGCACATTACGAATTGAGAGGAGAAATCTCCAAGAAGATCGGATATGCACTTGCTGAAAAATATGACAGACTAATCTTCCGTGCTATTGCGCGTGGAGCTAGAGCTGCATCTCCAGTTTCTGCTACAAACTTTGTAGAACCTGGCGGAACTCAGATCAGAGTTGGATCTACAACAAATGATTCTGACGCTTACAATGCTCAAAACCTAACAAATGCTTTCTTTGATGCTGCTGCTGCAATGGATGAGAAAGGAGTTAGTTCACAAGGAAGATGTGCGGTACTTAACCCACGTCAATACTACAGCTTGATTCAAGAAGTAGGTAACAATGGACTAATCAATAGAGATGAGCAAGGTGCTGGTTTACAATCTGGCAAAGGCGTTGTCTCAATCGCTGGAATCCACATCTACAAGTCAATGAATATTCCTTTCCTTGGCAAGTATGGTGTTGCTTACGGCGGAACAACAGGTGAGGTTTCTCCTGGAAATCTTGGTTCACACATTGGACCTACACCTGAGAACGCATCTGGCGCAACTGCTGGAATCAACAACGACTACGGTACTAACACAGAGTTAGGTGCTAAGTCATGTGGTTTAATTTTCCAGAAAGAAGCTGCTGGTGTTGTTGAAGCTATTGGACCACAAGTTCAAGTAACAAACGGTGACGTTTCTGTAATCTACCAAGGTGATGTGATCTTAGGTCGCATGGCTATGGGTGCTGATTACCTAAACCCAGCTGCTGCTGTTGAACTATATGTTGGTGCTACTGCTCCTTCTGCATTCTAATTTATACATTTATCGGGGACCTTCGGGTCCCTTTTTTTTTATCTATGGCTACCACAACAATACAACCCGATACCGAACTATCCGCAGTTAACTCAATCTTGGGTAGCATAGGTCAATCGCCCTTGACTACGCTCAACTACAACAACCCAGAAACAGCATTTGTCTATAACTTATTAGTAGAAGCAAATAAAGATGTACAGGGTGAAGGATGGCATTTTAATACTGAGGATCATGTACTTGTTACCCCAGATGCAACAACAAAATATATAGAAGTACCTAGTAATTATCTACGTTATGACATACATGATGCACACATAGATAAGTCTAGAGATTTAGTAAAAAGAAATGGAAGACTATACGACAAGGTAAGTCATACAGATCAATTTGAAGATGATCTTTATTTAGACATTGTTACTCTCTATCCATTTGAAGACGTACCACCAATATTTCAGAGATACATAATTTCTAAAGCTGCTGTTCGTGCAGCTACACAGCTTGTTGCCAACAGAGAATTGGCTGCACTTTTACAAGTACAAGAGCAAGCTGCTAGGGCAAATGTTCTTGAATATGAATGTAATCAAGGTGATCATTCCTTTATGGGCTGGCCGCATGAAAGTTCATATAGACCTTATCAACCTTACAGAGCACTACAAAGATAATGGCAAGTGTTACTCAAACAATACCTACACTGACTGGTGGTTTATCTCAACAGCCAGATGAACTCAAGATTCCTGGACAGGTCAGTGTCGCAAATAATGTGATCCCTGACGTAACACATGGTTTATTAAAACGTCCAGGAGGGCAGTTGGTTTCATCATTAAGTGATAATGGAACCGCAGCTTTAAACTCACAAACTAACGGTAAATGGTTTTCATATTATCGTGATGAAACAGAGAGTTATATAGGACAAGTTAGTAGAAGTGGTGATATCAATATGTGGAGATGTAGTGACGGTGCATCAATGACTGTTAACTATGACTCTGGTACTGCTACTGCCTTAACTAATTATTTAACTCATACTAATGATGAAGATATACAGACTTTAACTCTTAATGATTACACTTTTCTAACTAATAGAACTAAGACAGTAGCGATGTCCAACACTATCGAACCTGTTAGACCTCCTGAAGTGTTTATAGATTTAAAAGCTACAGCTTATGCAAGACAGTATGCGGTTAATTTATTTGATAATACAACTACAACAGAAGTTAGAACAGCTACAAGAATTAGTGTTGACTTAGTTAAATCTAGTAATAATTATTGTGGCACTAATGGAGGGCATCCAACTAGTCGAGATGATAGAAAAACACAATCTACTAGATGTGATGATACAGCTGGAGATGGGAGAGATGCATATGCACCAAACGTAGGAACTAGAATATTTGATATTGATGATGGTGCAACATTACATGATGGAGAAGCTGGAGATAGCATTGCTCAAATTCATGGGACACATAATTATGATATTGATGTAAAAAACTCTAGTAATAATTCTGTTAACAGAGGTAAAAATCTTTATTTCCGTATAAGAACTACTGGACAATCAGTTCCATTTACTACTGGATCTGGAGAAACCCAAACAACCACATACCAAGCAAGATATACCACTACATTTGATCTCCTTTATGGGGGTGAAGAATGGCAAGAAGGTGATTATTTTTATGTATGGATGAATGGTGCTTACTATAAAGTTACTATAGAAGCTGTAAGTACTTCAAAAATACAATCTAATTTAGGCTTAATAAGACCAAATCCAACACCATTCGATACTGAAACAGCAGTAACTGCTTCCAGTATTATTGGTGATATAAGAAATGGAATATTAGGTACTAGCCATGGGGGAGTAAATAGCTTATATCAATTTAGAGATGATGTAGCTAATGGATATGAAGTTAAACAGATAGGTAATGGTTTATATATCACCCGACCAGTTGCACAAGGTACATTCAACATCACAGCACCTTCCAGTGATCTACTTAGAGTGATGTCTAATCAGGTAGATAATGTAGATGATTTACCATCTCAATGTAAGCATGGATATGTGGTAAAAGTTGCTAACAGTGAAGCAGATGCAGACGATTATTACGTTAAATTTAACGGTCATAACGACAGAGATGGAGATGGAGTGTGGGAAGAATGTGCAAAACCTGGCAGAAAAATAGAGTTTGATAAAAGCACTATGCCTATCCAATTAGTCAGAGAGGCTAATGGTACATTTACTGTTTCACAAGCTACTTGGGAAAATGCTGAAGTTGGTGATGAAGAACTAACCAATCCAAATCCTTCATTTGTAGGAAGTAAAGTAAATCAATTAGTTTTCTTTAGAAACAGATTAGTTTTCTTAAGTGATGAAAACGTAGTCATGTCAAGACCTGGCGAGTTTTTTAATTTCTGGTCTAAGACTGCTACAACATTCACACCTCAAGATGTTATAGATCTTTCTTGTAGTTCTGAATATCCAGCAATTGTTTATGACGGTATTCAGGTTAATGCTGGCTTATTGTTATTTACTAAAAATCAACAATTTATGTTGACTACAGATAGTGATATTTTAAGTCCAGAAACTGCCAAATTAAATGCAGTATCTTCTTATAACTTTAATGAAAAAACTAACCCTGTATCTCTAGGAACAACAGTTGCATTTCTAGATAATGCTAATTCATTTACAAGATTTTTTGAAATGTCTAATGTTGTTAGACAGGGTGAACCAGATGTTGTTGATCAAAGTAAAGTTATCTCAAGATTATTAGATAAAGATATAAGTATCGTATCAGAATCTAGAGAAAACTCAGTCGTATTTTTTAGTCAAAAAAATTCTAGTAAGATTTATTGTTTTAGATATTTTACTTCTGGAGAGAAAAGGTTATTACAAGCTTGGTCTACTTGGGAAGTAACAGGGAATGTACAATATCACTGCATGTTAGATGATGCTTTATTTGTTATTACTCGCAATAATAATAAAGATCAGATGCTTAAATATTCTTTAAAGCTAGATGATAATGGACACTTTGTTACTGATACACAAGATACTGATAGTACTGAAGATGATGTAATTTATAGAGTACATTTAGATCATTCTAAATCAGTTACAGCAGCAGCTAATACCTATAACTCTACAACTATAAAAACTACAATCCCAAAACCTAATGGATTTGAAAGTACAAAACAATTAGTTGCTTATGACACTGATGCTGGAAATGATTTAGGTAGATATTCATTAATAACTGTCAATGGTTCTAATTTAGAAATAAATGGAGATTGGTCTAATAATACTTTTGTAATAGGTTATTTATATGAGATGGATGTACAGATTCCTACTTTATATATAACTCGACAGGTAGGTGATAAATATAGATCAGATAATAAAGCTTCGCTAATTATTCACAGAATTAAATTTAGCTTTGGACCTCTTGGAGTATATTCAACAACCATACAAAGAGACGGTAAACCAGATTATACTGAAGAAAGGGAATTAGGATTAGCTGGATTTGTAGGTGCTAATAGATTACCTATTGTTTCTGAAGTAGTAGAAACAGTTCCTTGTTATGAGAGAAATACAAACTTAAAAGTAAACGTTAAATCATCACATCCCGCACCAGCCACATTGTATTCATTGGCATGGGAAGGAGATTATACAAATAGATTTTATAAACGTGTCTAAATTTATTCACCCAGTTACAACGGAAGCTGCATTAAATGTGGCTTCCAATCTTTTACCAGATGACCGTAGGGAAGTTGAAGAGGGTCATGGACATGATCCTGTTAAGATAATTCCACTTTGTGCCGCGTATGGCGACAGTGTTTATTTTACAGTTCCCAATGGTGACTTAGCCGGAGTAGCCGGCGTACAAGAAGATGGCAGAATCTGGATGCTATGTACACCCGCTATTCATAAGTACCCACTAACTTTTGCAAGAGAAGCTAAAAGATATGTGGAAAGTAGACAAGAGAAGTTGCTTTGGAACATCGTTGATAAACGAAACAAAGTTCATATAAAACTACTCAGATTCCTAGGGTTCAAATTTTTAAGGGAATTAAAACACGGACCTAATAATTTATCCTTTATGGAGTTTTGCCGTGTGCTTAGGAGCAGCTGCCAAGACAGCTAATGAAAATGCTCGTAGAAGATATAAATACGAGAACGAAAGAAGAGAGCGTAACTGGATGCAAACGATATCCATTTATAATGCTCAAAAAGTTAAGTACGATGAAGACGTACAAAATGCTGGTTTAGCTCAAGCTCAAGCTAAAACTAATCAGCAAGAAATGATGGACCTTGCAAGAGGTGAGGCTCAACTTAAATACGAAGAATTATTTAGAACACTACTTAAAGATAGTACTTATGGAAAATTAGTAGCTGCTGGTCAAACTGGTCAATCTACCAGAAGAAGAGCAACTATGGATTATGCAAAGTATGGTCGAGATGTAAGTGATATTGCAAGAAGATTAACTCTTAATGATAGAGAACTGGCACGTAAGAGTTCAGCTGAAATATCTAAATATAAACAGTTTAAAGATCAGGCATTTGCCAAAGTTGCTTTTCAACCTATACCAGATGTTGCACCACCACAACCTGTTATGCAGAACGTTGGAGCTGCTGCATTTATGGATGCTTTGTCTATTGCTGGATCAGTAGCATCTGCTGGAAATTCATTTGGATTATGGGGGTAATTAAATGACAAACAGTTTTTTTAATTTTACAGAAGCTCCTGACTTTGCATCTGCCATTGGAGCTACCTATGAGTCTGTTAATACAAGTTACGACAGACGTGAAAAGTTAGAAAGAGAGAATGATGAAACTCGGTTAAAGAATGCCGAGATGCCTTTAAAAATGATTAAAGAGCTTATTGAGTTTGCACCAACTGCTAAGAAAATGGCAGATGGTTTAAATGAGAAAAGAAGGCAAAATTTATTAAGTAAAGGTTATGAAGGTATTGATCAGGAACTTTTAGATAAAGATAAGGAAAGTTTAAAAACTCTTTTTGATATTGGTAAGGCTGAAAACTTTATTAAAAATCAAGCTTTAGCAGATGGAGATAATGTTACCTACGAAACTATAGATCTTAGTGGTCCTCATGGAGCAAGAAGGCGACTTCTTATGATAGAGGAAATTAAAACAAGAATTGGGACAGAATTTTTACCTTGGTACACAAAGAATTATCCAGATGGAGTAAACAGTATTCAAGAAGCTAGGATGGCTTTTGATTCATATAAACAAGGTATTATTACTAATGCTGATCAATTAGGTTTTAATTTAAGGTTTACTAAGAATCAATTAAAAGAAGCTTTTGATGCAACTGAATCAACATTTTATGAAACTGCCAATCAATCAGTAACTTCTAAAAATGTTCTTAAAGAACAGAGCAGAATGATTAGTGAAGTTACTAATGCTTTAAATTCTGAAGATCCTTTAAAAGCTTTTATAGAAGCATCAGAATATAATATTGGTTACTTTGAAGGCAACATAGCCAAGGCTGAAAGAGCATTCATAAACATAGGTCTTATGGGTATGAAGAAAGGTGTTATTAATATTGATAAATTTGAGAGTGTTTTGTTTGGAGAAGTAACTGCTAAAGGAGATAAAACAAGAATATTAATAGATAAATTAGGTGGAGGAACTGAAAATAGTTTATGGGCTGAAGGTGTTCTTAACGAAATAGAGAATGCTAAGAAAGGTGTATTTGAAAACAAAGAGTTAAATAGAACAAACTATGCAAAAGGTTTTGTAGAAAAAATACAGGAGATAGAGAACGAGAGTAACACTCGTATGACTAAACTTGAGTTGGCACAATACATGACTGAAAATTGGGACATAACTCAAGGTGGAAGTAACCTTCCTGAATTTGTTAAAAATAGATTTGCCAAAGAAACAGGTGACGATATTCTTATCAAAGCACAATTAGATCACAAATTAGATAAGGGTATACCTATTACAGAAAAAGAAGTACTTAAACTAAGTGACCCATTTCTTGAGGCACAGTACTTACCTAAAGTTAAAAGTGGTAATCCTCTTGCACCATCTAAAGATTTTCAAAATCTTGCTAAAAGTCAAATTAAAGGTTATGCAACAACACATGCAAAACAACAAGGTGTAGCCCCTGGAAAAGAATCCACACAATGGAATAATATTGTTGAAAATGCTGAACGTGAATATCCATTATTGTTTGCTAAACATATGCAGACAGCAGACAGCGCAGTAGATGCACATATTCTTGCTTTACAAGATATACAGAAAAAAACATTTGCTAATGACTACGATAATTTACTTGTAAATACAGATAAAAATAAACAAAGAAATATAGAGCTAATTAAAGCTGAAGAGCATATAAAAACTATTGACCCAAACGTTATTAACACTGGTCTTATTTTTGGTTCTGAAGAAGTTATTAAAGAAGCTGCTGAATTACCAACAGGTCAAACACACTTATTTTATGAGCAACTTGCTGCCAAAATTCCTGGCGTAACTGGAGCTGAAATTCAATATAAACAGGTAGAAATATATAACAAAGCAAATGGTAAGGATAAACCAGTCAAGTCTGATGTTTTACTGGCTTATGAAAAACTAGATCCTCAAGTTCAATTTTATCTATCTCATCACTCATCTCCAGCAAAAGTAGCTAGAGCAAAGATTGATGCATTTAAAGATGATGCACAGATTGATTACGATGAAATCGAATTTCTTTTGCCATCTGCAATGAAGGCTATTGAAAAACAAATTGAAACCGATAAAGGTGAGTTTGCTCGAAATATTACATCTGAACAATTCTTAAATCTTCCAGAAGATCTACAAGAAGATATTCTTGGACCAACTCCACAACTTGGTAAATTAGAACCACGTAGAGGAGATTGGCAGAGAACAGAACAGGGAACATTTATTGTTTGGAACGGTAATCAATGGGTTGAAAGAGGTGTATTTGCTACGGGCAATAGAGAAGCATTTGTTGGAGAAATAGACGAATATCTCGATAGAGACAAAGTACGAAGAAAATTTTAATTACTACGGTAATGCATTATGAGTTCTGATTATCAGATTGACATTGATGCTCAAGCTATACAGGATTCTGCACTTGAGTTCAATGAAATATATGAGGAGAATGAAAAGATTGAAGCTCAAAAAAGAGAGCAAGAACTTTTACTCCAACAACAACAGGAACAAGCTCAAGCTGAGTTTGATGATCCTAGAGAAAAAGAAGGTGGTGGCGGATTAAGAGGAATTTCTAAGGAAATCCGATCTGCTATAGGTGGAGGATTGCAAGATACTGCATCCTCTATTGTCACCCTACCTGAGAGAGCCATTGATATGTTCAGTGGTGAGATGGTACAAGAACAGCAAACAGATGAAGGTTACGGTGCAGAATGGGATGATTGGTTTGTAGATGATGCAAATCCAATTGAAACTAAAACATGGTGGGGAGGTGCTCTAAGGAGTCTTGTTCACTTTGGTTCTATGGCTGCTGCTATTATTCCAGCTGCAAAAATAGCTGGTGTTTCAGCTGCAACTACAGCACTCGGAAGTTTAGTCAGAGGTGCTGGAGTCGGTGCTGTATCTGATGTTATTTCTAAATATTCACAAGAAGATAACGGTCTAGGTATTTTAAGAGATCGTTTTAATTTTATAGATACACCAATATCAACTAAAGAACATGATCACCCTGCTATGAAGACATTGAAAAATGTTGTAGAAGGTATGGGTATTGGTGTGGTATTTGATGGACTAGGTATAGCTTTAGGTAAAGGTTTAAGAAAAACAAGAATTAATAAAGCTGGACAAGAAGTTATAGAAGATGGTGTTGAAGATGCTGTAAATCGAGCAACTGCTAGAGAAGCAAATGTTAATGCACAGATAGATGAGAAAGCTGCATTGCAAGCAGTTTCAATGAGAGGACAATATGGTGGTTATAAAAACAAACCTATATCTGATCCATGGCAAGCATCTCCAAACTCTACTGGTAAAGCAGCTGATGTCTATTATCAAAAACAGAAAATAGATACTGACTGGGGTTCCCAACATGGTTCTACTGATAGTCCATTTACACAGCGTCAAATAGAGAATCTTTCTGAAAGTGCGGATATTGCAGAAAAAGAAATGGTAGATCTTATGAAACCATTTATGTCAGATGCAAGAATCCAGGCAGAGATTCAGGGATTAAAAAGTGGTCAATCATTAGCAGATAAATTTTATGACTCTATAAGAAGAGCACATGAAGTAATGAATGGTAGGGAACGTTTGGAAGATATAGATCCAGATATGTTTGCTGCATTTGATGCTAGAAGTGACACTATTAAAGGAAAGAAAGTATGGCAGACGGCTGATGTTTTAGCAGCTGATTTTGTAATAGGAGCATTATTTAGAAAAGCTAGAGATCATGGTATTGCTGGTAGAGAACTATTTGACATTGCTGATTTAGCAGATGTAGATGGTCCAGCTAAAACCTTATATGACACTCTCGTTGGTGCAGTTATACAAAGAAAAATAGCATCATACACACGCGGTATGGAATTAAAAAACCTCGATGTGCGTAACCCTGCAAACAAACAGGCTTTAAAAGATGCTGTTAATGCTGAGATAGATAAAACAAAACTTGCCTATCAAGTAGCTTTTAAATATGCTGGCGATAATCAAGATGACAGTCTATTCAGAGCATATTATGAAGCTGTCTCAATGAGTAATGACATTCATAACTTTGATGATTTTGATGCATTTATAAAAAGAAAGCTTAAAGGTGGAGAGTTAAATGGGGAAGTTAAAACTGGTGTTCTTATAAAAGAACTACAGGGTGTAATGATCAATAGTGTTCTTAGTGGACCTAAAACTTCAGTAAGAGCAATTATGGGTACAGGAACTGCTACGTTTTTAAGACCTTTTTCACAAGTTATTGGTGCTACTATCACCGGAGATAAAACCACACAAAGATCTGCTTTAGCAGCAATGAGTGGAATGATGGAAGCTATCCCCGAAGCTTGGAAAGTATTTAGTACTAAATTAAATTCTTACTGGTCAGGTGATATATCAACTATTAAAAGTAGATTTAATCAAGTAACCAAAGGTGATGAACAATGGGCAATGCTTGGCGACTGGATAGAAAATAGTGGTAAAGCAGATGCTGGAGATAAAGCTGCATATTATATGGCTAACATGGCTAGATCTTTAAATGACAATAAGTTTCTTACTTATTCAACAAAGATCATGGCTGCGACTGATGACACTTTTGGATTTATATTGGCTAGATCTAGAGCAAAAGAAAAGGCAATGCGCCTTGCTATGGAGCAATTTAATAAAGGCAATATAACTGAAATAACTCCTGATCTTTTAAAGAATGCACAAGATAGATTTTATGCACAGATAACAGATGCTGACGGAAATATCACAGAAGCTGCAACTTTGTTTGCTAAGAAAGAAGCTACATTAACAACTGATTTAACTGGTTTTTCTAAAGGATTAAATAAAGTATTTGAATCAGCTCCATGGGCTAAACCATTTTTCTTGTTTGCAAGAACAGGTGTAAACGGTTTATCTCTTACTGCTAAACATACGCCAGGATTTAACTTCTTAGTTAAGGAATGGAATGATATAGCTTTTGCTGATCCTAGTAATTTATCTGGTTTACAAAGATACGGAATCGAAACAGCAGAAGACTTAGCTAATGCAAAAGCATTACAAGTCGGAAGATTAGCTATTGGTAGTTCTATTATTTCAATGGCTGCACTTCACTTTATGAATGGTGGTCTTACTGGTAATGGACCAGCTGATAGACAGAAAAGACAGGCATGGATTGATGCTGGATATAAGCCAAGAACTATAACTATTGGTGGAGTACAAGTTAGTTACGATTCATTTGAACCATTTAACTTAATACTTTCAACTATTGCTGATGTTGGTGATTACAGCCAATTAATGGGAGAAGAGTGGACAGAAGATCAATTCCAGAAACTAGCATTAGTCGTTGCTCAAGGTATATCTAGTAAATCTTATATGGCTGGAATACAGCAGTTTGTAGATTTATTTGGAGGTCAAGCTGGTTCATGGGAAAGAATTATTTCTGGATTAATTAATAACCAAATTCCTCTTTCTTCATTAAGAAATGAATTAGGTAAAGTATTTAATCCTCATATGAAAGAATTAAATTCTGGAATTATTGAGTCTATTAGAAACAGAAACCTAATATCTGAAGGTTTAGCTATTAATGAATTACCTACTAAATACGACATGTTAAATGGAAGACCAATTAAAGATTGGGATTTTCCAACTCGTATGTTTAATATGTTCAGTCCTTTCTATGTAAATCTAGATCAGAGTGAAGGTAGAAAACTTTTATTTAATAGTGGTTATGACTTAAGAATGTCAACCTACTCATCCCCAGATGGAATAGATCTTAGTGATAATGCAAATCTTAGATCTTTATACATGAAAGCTATCGGTGATCAAAACTTAGAAGCTAAGTTAAATAAACTTGCTAAAAATCCAAAAGTTATTGCATCTATTGAAAAAATGCAAGCTGATTTAAGAGCTGGCAGAAAAGAGATGAATCCAAGAACAGCATATGTTCACAACAAAATGATTCATACATTATTTATGGAAGCCAGAAAAATAGCTTGGGCAAAGGTACGTAATCATCCTGAAGCATTACAACTATATGCAGAAGATAAGAGAATCAATATACAGAACGAAACTTCATTAAACACAACAAGAAACTATACATACCAAAACGCAGAATCAAATCCATCTAATTTATTACTGCCTTACAGATAATCCACTCGCCAACTTAATAACCAAACGTTTGTAAATACAAATGGCGACAACTGAACATTTTTATACAGGCAATGGGTCTACAACATCCTTTGCCTTTACATTTCCATATTTAGCAAATAGCGATGTCAAAGTAGAACTTGACAACGACCCAAAAACTGAAAATTCAAGTGGTCAAACAAACAATGACTACACCATAAACAATACAAACATTGTCTTTAACACTGCGCCAGGATCTGGTGTAAACGTACATATTTATAGAGATACCAACGTAGATACAGCACAGGCAACTTATGCTGCTGGATCATCCATACGTGCTGTTGACCTTAATAACAACCAAACACAGGTTTTATATTCTTCACAAGAAGCTGGTCAATTAATAAGAACATCTGACATAAAAGATGGTTCTATTGAAAGTTCTAAAATATTAGATGGAACACTTGTTAATGCTGATGTTAATGCGTCAGCTGCAATAGCTGGAACTAAAATCTCTCCAAACTTTGGTTCACAAAATATAGTTACTACTGGAACCGGTGCTACTGGTAACTTAGGAGTAACAGGAAACATAACTGTCTCAGGAACTGTAGATGGTAGAGACGTATCTGCTGATGGTACAAAATTAGACACAGTAGAAACTAATGCAAAAGATGACCAAACAGCTAGTGAGATTAAGTCTCTCTACGAAAGTAATTCAAATACCAACGCATATACAGATGCTGAAAAAACAAAGCTAACTAACATTGAAACGGCGGCTACTGCTGACCAAACAGCAGCAGAAATAAGAACCCTTGTAGAAAGTGCTTCCGATAGTAATGTATTTACTGATGCTGATCATACTAAGCTTAATGGCATAGAAACTGGTGCAACAGCAGATCAGACAAATGCAGAAATTAGAGCAGCCGTAGAAGCTGCTAGTGATTCAAACGTCTTTACTGATGCAGATCATACAAAATTAAATGGTATAGAAACTGGAGCTACAGCAGATCAGACAGTAACAGAAATCAAAAGTCTTATAGCTGGTAGTCCTCTTGATGCGAGTCATCTTGCAGCTAACTCAGTAGGTACTTCTGAAATAGCAGATGCAGAACTCACAACTCTTGCTGGTATGCAATCAGGTACAGCTTCTAAGTTAGCTGATAGTACAGCTCTAACTGCTGACATTGCCGACCTCAACCAGATTGATGGTATGGCAAAAGAGACAACCATAACTGATGACGATACTAAGTTTCCAACATCCGGAGCTGTTGTTGATTATGTAGCTGCACAGATCGCACCTCTTGGTGGATTAGAAGTTATTGCTACAGATGCAGCATTTCCAAACACACAGCCTAGTGCTGGTGTAGTTATATCTATATCTGACGCTGGTGGAGTTGCATTTGATGGTTCTGGGTCTAGCACTACAGCTAGAACTGTAGGAGGTTCAACTGTAACTATCAATAATGCACCTTCTAGTTTAAACAACGAAACACTTGTAGCTGGTGTAGGTTTGATGGTTAGCTCTACAGGATCAGGGCAAATATATAATTATCACAAG